CTAAGCAAACAGTTTACTTCCTAATAATTCTTGTGTTTTCTTACTCATGGCAATCACTAAATTACTCAGTTTGTCTACCAGTTGTTGTTGCTGCTCTAACTGATAGCGCATCATGTAAATTTCAGTTTCACTGATTAGCTTCATGCTCTGTTCTGCTGCTTCACTGTTTAGTGATCGCATTCTTGGTGATGCACTTTTCTCTTCTTCACGTAGTAATAATTTTAGATGAGCGTTGATGATTGGCAATTGTGTTTCATCACAACTAAGCACTGAGGTATTGAGCTTATGGTTTAACTCTTGTTCTACGGTTTGGATACTTACGCCACGTAAATAAGCTAATTGTGAAAAGTAAGTTTGAAGCTGAAGTCGATGTGATGGTTTCGCAACTTGAATAACAGCTGTTTGTGGTTGTTGTGGTATTGAGTGCTCTGTCCAATACTGATAAAGCACATCATCACATTCGTTTTGGTATTGAATCACCTTTTCTCGAATGTCTTCACGAACGCGATTAGGTTGCAATGAATTAAGCCATCCAAACAACTTTCTTAATGGTAAGCACGATACTTTATTATTCGCATCAACATGGGGTATATCGATAAGCGATACCCCCCATCGTTCTTGATTGCTTTTCAATTTTGCAGCTTGAGAGCCCCAAGATAAACCCATCCCTTCGACGATCATTTTCATAGGGACATAAGGCTGACTTTGATGTTCAACTAAAAGTAGGTTTGCACCATGGAATGGTACTGATATTTGATTAGGCATAATTGCCTCCGTAAGTAATTTAGTTAAATCACCATCCAAGAGGTACTAATCAATGGGTGGCGAACTGAACAAGGTTAGTACTACCGCACTTACGAAACGGCCAGCCGAAGCTGCCTTGCCCAGCCCACCATAATTTTGATAGTACAATTCCGTTTAAGAACTGCCTATGTTTAGGTGTGCCGAAGCCGCACATAAAAAAACCAGCTAGACGCTGGCACATATGCGCCGTAAGATAATCGGTGTACTAATCCCGTCACTGGATTTTGCCAGTGAGTTATTAGTGTAACGATGTCTAAGATCGTCGTCAAATGTTTAATATTGTTCTAACTGGTGTAAAATACGTATTTCGTTTTGATTGGTATCTTATTCGGGTCTGAAGAAAAAGGACAAACAGATTCTCATATTATATTTATTCTTATATCAGGGATCATTTAAGTTAATTGAAAGTTTTAAGATCGTGATATTTACTTCAGCATTTTAAAGAATATGGTTACAAGCCATTTATAACACTAATGGATTTTGATTATGAATAAATATATTAGATACTTCCTTTTATTGGTGCCGCTATTATGCTTTTTTCAAATTTGGTGTAGCTTAGTTTTTGATATAGAACTGCCTATATCATTCCCATATTTTTTTCTAGGAGGAGATAACCCTGGGTTAATGGATGTAATATGGACTATTATAATAATTATTTTTAGTTTTTTTATTGGCTCAATATACACCGCTAGAAAAAAATTATGGGGTTGGTTTACCTGTTATATGCTGCTTGGTGGAGTTCCCATTATTATTTTTCTATTTGGCTTTATTATTGGCTGATGATTACCACCTCTAAAGCTTATTAATTGGAGCTACAAGAAGAACTACAGATGTAATGAACTCCTCCGTGTTTTCCTAACTAACCTCATAACTACCAGCAGAACTACCCTTATCAACAACAACCATTGCATTTGCAGTAATCTCATCGACTACTGCATTTGCTATGGCTTCGGCTAAGTCTGCCGCTTTCGCAAACTCTCCCTCTGTCACCATACCTTTACCATTCATCTCTTTTACTATTTTGGCTTTTAATGAGCCTTTATCTAATGCCATATTACTTACCTGCAAATACGGTGGTTGAGCCATCCACATGGGGTTTACCTGTAAACGGACAGATACTCTCGCAAGTTATAACCCCTGCTCCGCCATTTAGCTTTATCTTTCCACCTTCCATGCTTATGTTCTTCGCTTGAATGATTTGGTCTTTTGAAATGGTAATCGTCTGTTGGCCATTGATAACCACAATGTCATCCTTACCAATTTCTTGAATACGGTTTTCTAGTACCTTGTATTTATCATCTAAGATGATCACCGTGTTTCTTAACTTACCAATGGTCGTAATCAATTCACCAGCTGTGGCTAATTGCATATTACCTAATGAGCCTAACGTTACATTGTCACCTGCTAATAAACTAATAGCACCAAGTGCTTCAATCACTTTCTGTCCAACGATTTCTTCAATGCTATGTTCATCAACCGTAATGTGATGGCTTCCGAACTCGCCTTGATAACGGTCTGCTTTATCAATTTGATGAAACGCTTCTTTGGTTTGTATTTGGTCTGTTTGTTCTTTGGTTTCACCAGCTGCGTTTACTCTGGTATTCACTTCATAACGTTGTTGCTGTAATTGCTCACCTACTTCCAGTTCTGGCAGTGCGTAATCTTTGCCATATACGTTTCTAATGATTGGATGATCATTGCGACCATAAGCAAAAGCGATTTCAACTAACGTTCCTTCCGTTGGATACGTCATTGCCCCTGCTTCATTACCTGCTATATTGATTGGCATTGGAATAGAACGATAAACAGGAACACGCTTATCTGAATTTAAGTTTTCATCCAATAACTGAACATCTACCGCAAAGCGTGGACGATAGGCATCATTCATCTGTCCTGCTGTTGATTCATCTCTAACTGCGACTATCTGACCAAATAAAGGTAAATGATAGCCTGAAGCGAATTCAGGGAATTGTTGCAACCATTCTCGTTTCTTTGCGCTTTGAGTGCTTTCTTGCCAATAAGCTGTCATTTCATCGCCAATTAAATCTAAACGGCTGATACGCTTTTCATTAATAATCGCTCCTGGGCGTAACATTGGAAACGGTGCAAAGGTGACATTATCGCCATTATGTCGAAGTGATAAATCTTGAGGCACTTTCACTGGCTTATTGAAGAAACGACAATCTTGATAAGCACCAATAAATACGGTTTGGTCAGTATGTTGGTACCAAACCAGATCAGGAATTCCAAACGCACGACCAATGGCTTTTAGACATTGGTAACCATTACCACTGCTCATGAAGTTTGGGATCACTTTATCAATGTAATCAGCTTCTGGAAGTGTGAAATCTAGCCCTGTTTGAACCTCAATTTCATTAATGACTTCACGCATACTTGGATGCTCTAAACTCAAACCTAAACGGAAATTAAGAATGGCTGAGTTTTCTTTCACTGTGATTTTTTGATGTCCGTTCTCTGCAGGTTGTATCTTTTCAATAAACCCTTCAAACCACGGTTCAATCTTATTGTTATAACCAATATCAAACCGCACCGCTTGATGCTTTTCTAATACCATTTCTGTATTAATAGTGAAAATTGCCACACCACCAAGAGAGAGCTTTAGGCTCACCATGTGCTTTGCTAGTTTTACTTCTTCATTATTTATATACAGGCGTTTCTCTAGCTTCATGCTAATGTTTCCTCCGCCTCTTTTAATGCTTGCTGATGCCGTGTGCTCTGTACTTGATTTGGCTTGCTGCTTTGCTTATCTCGGTTCTCTTTTTGCTCTGCTACGCTGTTATGCTCTCGCAGTTCAAACGATACATTCCAAGCTAATAATGAGTCATGCTCTGTGGCATTAATACGACCAGTGAATTTGATTTGGCGGATCTTCAATGCTTTTGCTATGTCATGACCAATACGATAAATAACACGATTTTTACGTTCATCTTTTGCTGATGCTAATTGATATAAGCGCGTTAACGTGTCGGTTTGGCTAAAAGGAATTAAGCCTGAAATACTAAGCTTCTTTCCTTTATCGCCTTGCTCTGCGGTATCTGTTCCTGACGATTGACCGCTCATGTCTTGATCTTTAAGTTCCATAGACACTTCAACACGCATACTGGTTAAAGCAAAGAATTCACCGTTCAGGGTTAGCATTGTTGACCTCCTAGCAAAGCAATTCTTGAAAGAAAGTTAATGGCTCATGACTTAATAACAAACTGGCCACGGTGTATTGATGATCACTCGGTAACTCTGCTTGTGTTAATTTGGTAGCAATAGCTTCAGTTGAACCATGTAAAGGCATTGCCCACACGCAGCCTTTCAGATTTTTCAGTACATTAATTTTTATGCTGATTTGATTTAGTTTCGCTTCACGTTTAACAGCTAAAGCTTGCAACTTTTCAATCACATGACTTTTGTCATCACAAAGTGACTCAAGCGTAGCGAGTTCTGCGCCTTGTAGCTTCATTAGTTCACGAACTGGTGCGCCGTTCATATTACTGCTTGGTTTGAATCTTGGTTGAACAATGGCTACAGGCTGAAAGCGTTTATCCGTTTCATTGGTGGTTAATGCTGTGGCTTGTCTTGCTACTTGTCCCCAATCAGGTAAACAAAAAACACTCGTTAATTCATTCAAGATACTTGCGAACGTGGCTAACTGAGATTGATTCACCATTATGGCTACACAATATATATTGCCAGTTGGTCGATGCTTATCAGCATTATCACGAAGTTTTGCTGCTAAGGTTTTAATGGCTGTATTAGCATTTAGGTAACGACCTAATTCTACCTTTTCACCAACACCATATTGATAAGGTGAAACCGTTAAAACTGTACCCTGATTGAGTAACTGATTAAGTTCATCACGTAAATGAAGCAAACCTTCAGCTTCAGTGCTTAATTCATTTCGAGAGAAAGCGGCATCACTCGTCATCGATACTAAACGACCAGCCGCTTGATTCATAACCCTAGCAACTTGAGTTGTTACGCCCTCGCTACTGCTTTGGATTGCTTGTGCTGAACTCGGCCATGTAAGTGGTGATTGCAGCCAACTCATACCAAACCCGATAAAGTTGGACGACCACACTCAGGAAAATCATCTTGTTCAACATATTCATTTAGAAGAATACGATCACCAAGTAACGAGTAATATTCATCTTCGGTGTAGCTTGTTTTTCGAAGCTCTGAATAAATTTCAGGAATTTGTTTATCTTGAGCATAAAACAATAATTCAGCTTCAACTTTGGTTAATAACTCTTGCTGCCACTGCTTTTCTGTTTGCACCCAATAAGGACGATAACGCGCTTCATCATGTTGCCAATCATCAAGATCCACATTCCATGAATCAAATTGCTTAGGTTCTAGTAATGTGTGAGTGTTTGGAATAACACCGAGTTCTTCAACTTGATAATCCCCTTTTTTATCGTTATCACGATATTTAGCAAACGCAATTTTCCCACGATGGTCTTCAAGTTGTTTCCATTTTTTATTAACTAAACGAATAACAAAACCTTTCTTTGGTTTTGGTGGTTCAATGAAGGAAATGTTTTCTGGTAGAGATTCAGGGAACGATTTTATAAGTATTTCCTTTGCGTTTTCATCCCAATAGTTACGACCTATAAATAGTTTAGTTTTTACCCATTCATCATTGATGAAATAACATTTTTCAGTTGCTGGCTCATATGTTGGCAGCGCCTTAACAGTACAAAGAGCTGGCAATCCCATATGCGCACGAATAGTCATAACTCCATCATAAGTAAATTCATTATTTTCGTTGTAATGGAATAAATGCTCTTTTCTATCTTTGTTTGAAAATTTCATTATGCCGCCCTTGTAATATATAACCATCTAAACGAGTTAGGGTTAGTTTCATCACCAGTACCTGTGACTTTACCAGTTACCATAACGCTTCCCGTTATGCGAGTTAACATACCAGTAACTTGCCAAGCTGAACCTTCACTTTGTTTAAGTCTATATCCGACCTGAACTTCAGCATATGGATGACCGTGTGGATCTGATTTAAACCCCAACGGTTGAACTGATTGTTCTTTTCTGGATAAAACTTTCTCTCCTACCCCTAATCCCCGAATATAACTTTTACGCATATCAGGCATTACCCCACTAGGGAAACGCTCAGCTAATTTAGTAAATACACTTTTATCAAAAGGCTGGCCAATATAAGCAATAAAATTTGGTGGCGCTTCTGTCGCTGGATATGGAATAGGACAACCAACAGGATAAATTAACTCTGCTAATGGGAGCCATAATGTATCTAATACGTATTTTCGTATTCCTTTCCATAATTGTGGCAACTTAACATGCTTTTTCTCTTGGGATTCAGAATCAATTTCAGCATCCGTTGCTGCATTATCAGCACGCTCAAACTCTGCAGTTCCGCCAATAAACCGTGTATCGATTACATTGCCAACATCATCAATTTCTGCAATTTTAGTGACATAATGCTGAACATTATGTTCATCAACATAATCGACAAATTCTGTTTCTGAGCAAATAAGAGAAAACACACTTTGCCATTGGCTTGTTAATTGACCTTGATAACTTACATCTAGATAAATACTACTATTCGGTTTTACATTAGGGATCGTTATTGCATTAAGAGAATGACAACGCAAACCACCAAGATAACTGATCCCCATTTTCGCACTGTAATCACTACCTGTTTTTTGAACTACAAAACCATCATTGAAAAATGTTGCATGACCATAATGGTCAACATTGGCTAAACGCACTCGCTCATCCATTCCAAATAAACGCGCCGTAAAATCAATCTGCCATGTTGAAGCATCAACATTTATATTTGTTAATGCTTGAGCACCAAAATAACTCATCATTATTGAGCGAGTTACTGCATTACCATTTTGCACACCAACAATGGTTTTAAATTTACTAACCTTTGGAATATGACTAATGGCAGCAATCATACCGCTCTCTTTGTTGCGTAATCCAATCCAGTTAAATTCAAAATCACCGATGGTGGTATCCATAATCAATGAATACACCACTGCATTAGGGTTAACAAATCCTTCTTGACTTGTATCAGCAACGTGAACTATAAATTCAGCAGCTGGTAAACCTTCCGTTCTATCAATAGGCAGTGAAGGATCTTGATTTGGAACGTTCGCCAATACAAATTCATTTAGCTCAACAACTGCTGCTGTCGCTTCTTGCTCTGCTTTGTATTGCTCAAAAGCTAAGGTAATAATACTTTGTGACATGGTTATTCCTCCAAAACAACAACGCTACATTCTTGTTGCCAGTCTAATTGCGTAAGCGCTATAGTCCATTGAACAGAGTTTACGACTTGGTATTCATAACGACGACAAGTACGCCCATAATGCTTAATTAACGTACCAACCAATTCAAAATGTTCAGACAATTGAGAGTCACTTAATCGAATAGATATAATGTCCCAATCTCGCTCAGGTAAACGTTCGTTTACTTGAACAAAACCGACACCTAACCGCTCAAAAATACGAATGAATCCGGCAATACTTCCTGCATCTTTTGCGTTGATAGCGGCAAACTTAACGCGTTTTCTAAATAGGTATAATGGTTCATTATTAAAGCGTTCAATATCTTTATCCCACGCCATTAACTTCAACAACGATTCGCTACACGTTAGCGCATCCGATTGTTGCAATGGATACAGCAACCAACCCCGTATTTTCACAAAGAACGTATGAACCCCTTTAGACAGAAAATACGGTTCTTTGATAACATCCGTCGTTGTTGTTCCATCTTGCCACCAAGGAATAATGGCTTTAGGTAGTGCTGGTGCTTTTTTATCTTGTTCAGACATCTAACACCTCACGAACAGTCAAAGTGTTTAATCTTGGTTGGTCTAACGCGCTAATAATATCTTCTTGTACCTTTTCGCCCACGATGAACTTTACTGATTTCACCAATGCCATATTGGTATGAATTTCACTGGCCATCAGTGATAAACTAAAACGGCTTATCGGTTTTGCTCGTGTCATTTCATTAAAGGCTTCAGTTTCTCTAAATGCTGCTCTGATACGGCTTTGAACTTCACGTAATTCTTGTTTTTTCTGTTCATTGGTTAAGTTACCTTCAAGTACCACTTCAGCAATGACATCATATTGAACGTCAGGGATTGCTTTGCATATCACAACGTCACCATGACCATGATTGCCCTCTTCCATAATGTACTTATTCAATTGCTCAAGAACTGTTTGTGGTGTTGGTCCTACTTCCATAACAATAAATGCCGTTGCGGTTCCTGGTTGAATATTCCCTGTATTTTCAAAGTAAATATTATCACTTCGAATACCAGCAACACTTGAGATTATAGAACGGTAAGCATCATCAATATGCCAATTACCCGAACTTGTGAATGCATTTTGTAAACGTAATGCTAATTCTTCATCTGTTTCTTCATTTGCTCCTAATCGAGTTATCCAATCAGGCTCATTTACTGCCGCAACAATCCCCGACAATGCTTCAGGTAAAATATTGAAATAACCAGATGGAAGATTAAACGCAGCACCAGAATCTAATGCCTCTACCGCAACTTTACCCATAATGCTTCCACCTTTTAGAGTCGTATCCGCCATCACAATGACTTGATATACAATTCCTTCAATAGGTAACGTTTGAATTATTGAGCCCTTAGCAACAGCAATAACATCATCAATATTTGCCTTTGTTAAAGTGATAAAGCCTTGTGTTTTTACTGCTTCTTTTGGTGTGATATTTAACTCCCACGCTTTAAGCTCTAATGCCCAACGCTCACCTGTGGCCACAAACATATTCGGCATAATATGCTTGGCTAACAATACCTGAATTAACCACACAGCAATTGTTACGACGGCAGCACGAACCCAGCTCCAAAACGGTGACATTTCAGAATCATTCGATACCTTACTACCAGCTCCAATTACTTCTTTTTTTAACTTTGCTTCTAAAACTTCTTCAGTAACAGGAACACCCGATTCTTCAAGAATGGCTTCAAAATCGGCTTGTGGACGTTTACTCATACATTCACCTGTTCTGTACTTAATTGAATTTCGTCAGTGGTACCAAATTCATATGTTTCTGCAGTTAAAGTAATTTCACCGGGTTCAATTTCTTTTGCTGTAGCGCTGCCCGGAATAATGCGAATATCAGTTTCAGTCAGTTGCTCAATTTGAACTAGAACATCAGAACGAAGCGCAACGTGACGTTCACCTTGTAGCTCACGTAGCAACCCTGATTCCATAATCAGATGCTTTATATCTTGAGCAATACTGTATAAATCACTGCATTCTGTTGGCTGTTGGCCTGCGTCCATTTGCCAACCACCATCAATCACTTTGATATCGATGTATTGTTTATCCGACATTCAGTTCATCCCATTCCGCAAGTTGATCAGGTGTAATGCCATTTGGTGCTGTTATATAGACATCACCGTATTGACGAACATTATTTGCTTGCGCTTTGTTGTTAGTCGTTAAGTTTTGAATCATAGCTTTTGGTGGTGCTGTCATATTTTGTGGCTGTTTATATGGCGATACTTGCGTTAACTCTTCATTAGCCACTTTTGCGAACGTATTTTCAAGCGGTGCAAATTCGCCTTGTTTAGCGGTTTCTGCTTGCTTCGTCACGTTCATTTCAGGTGTATCACTAGCATTCAAATCAATATCAACACCGGGGATCATATTAAGTAAAGCAATTAACCCTTCGACAGCCCAAGCAATAACGTTAAACCAATTGGTATCAGCAAAAGAGGCTTTCAAGTCATCCCACCAATAAATAGCAGCAGCAACACCAGCGATTAATAGCCCAATACCAGCAACAATCCATGTCATTGGGTTAGCCCATAACGCCGCATTGAATAACCAACTGGCAGCGGTCATTGCTAACGTGCTAATTCGTAGCATTTTGAATACGCCATTCAAGGTTCCCATGGTTAACGCCCAACCTGCAGACATCATTTGACCAATACCCATTGCTAGAGATAACGCCGCAACGACGCCACCAAGAGAAATACCAGCAATAGCTACATAGCCAAGAACCTCACCCAATATTGGAAATTCTTGCGTCCAATCAGTAATAACCTGCATTCCATCAGCCATTGAACCAACAACTGCATTAATTGACGGTAAGATGGCACCAAATACAGCTGCTCGAACCGCGAACCAAGAGGCTTGCAAACGCTCCCATTGGTCAGTCATTGCACCTGCCATTTCTTCAGCTTTGCTCATCCCCTGAACTTGACCAAGACTTTCAATGCTTTGAGCTAATCCATCTGTATCAGCCATTAAAAGTTTAATCATGCCAGTGGCTTCTTTAGTTCCAAATGCTTTTGCTAATTCGGCAGATTCTGCCACGTCAATAGTGTCGCCATATCGACCTCTTAATTGGTCTAATATATTCACCATAGGCAGTAATTGCCCTTGAGCATCAGTGAAACTCATTCCTAATTTAGATTGGGCTTTAGCCACACCACCAAGAAATGAACGGTATTTTGTCCCTGCTTCACTACCACTCATCGTGGCTTGCAATGTACCAAGGATCGCCATTTGCTCATTCATTCCCACGCCGACTGATGTGGCTTCAGCACCAATACTAGTAAAGGCGCTGCTCATCTCATTGCCTGTCGTTTTAAACATTTGTACAGCACTGGCCGTCATGCCTGATACTTGTTCAACCCACTTACCTTTACCCATTTCTGTGGCTTGGTTTTTAAAAATGCCATACATGGTACCCATGTAATTGGTAATGGTTGATGTATCAGCCTTTGTTGCTGCGGCTAACACACCAGAGGCTTTAGTAAATTGAGATAGTTCATTGCCATCTAAGCCTGCAATCGCTGATTGAATATCATATGAAGCGTTCACAAAATCGGTTGCCGATTTACCATATTCAACAGAGAAATCTAAAGCGGTCGCTTGAAGCTGTTTCAGTGCTTCATCCGTTACGCCTAACGATTTTACTTCACTCACTTTTCGGGCAATTTCGATAGCTGGCATTAATGCACTCTGAATGGCTAATCCTGTTGCCACCAAACCTGCACCACCACTAGCCATGTTCGTCATGCCTTGACGACCTGCTTCAGCAGTGGTTTGCATTTGTTTGGTTATGCCTTGCAACGGCTTAGTGACTTGATCAATAAGCGCTACTTGCATCAACAGTTTTTCCATACTCATGTATTAAATAGTTTTCCTATGGCATTCCTAATGGCTGCTTCTTGAAGCTCATATTGATGAGTATCCATCCACATGGCTCTTGCTAAGTTTTGCTCTGAATCATCTTCATTGGGTAAATAATGGCGGCGTAGAACAAGGGCTTGTTCGTAACCATTGCTTTTAATCTGTCCTACGCGCTCGGTTAGTTTTTTAAAGTAACTTTGATGCCACCTTTAGCTGCTTTAGATACTTCAACAAGGAGTTCCATAACTAAACCAGGAACCGTATCAAGTAACTCTTTCAAAGCTTCTTTCTGCTCACTTTTCACGGTACGAGTTAAGAAGGTATAAGCAGGAGCAACTTTATTGTCTGCCATCATTTCATTTGTGTAATTATTGTGATCATTCACAGTTGGTGTAAATTCAAAGTCTTGTTCACCAATAGTAAGAATTACGGCTTTTGCTGATTTTTTCATGATGTCTTTCTCTTATTTAAAATTTCATAAAGACGGTTAAAGCCTATTTCAATCTGACGTTCTACACGTTCAATCGCATCTTTAACTTCATCTTTTGTTGCGTAGTTTTCTGCTACGTGAGTTTTGAAATCAGATAACTCTTTTGTCACAGAAAAAAACTTAGCTATGAGCGCCCCAAGTAAAACAGTAAGTAATGAAAGCGCACCGATTAAAGCATTAGTCCAGCTTGCATCCATCGCTATTCCTTTTTAATAATTGGAACTTCTTTTAAACGTTTGCCCTGTAATGACAGCAACACATCATCTACTGTATTTTGCATAACATCGTTGGTAGTGAGTGTTTTCAACTTTTCCAATCCCCACACCACCATACGAGTAGCAAAACGTTCTACAATGACCTGCCAAGTGATCTGTAAGAAGATACCTTTCACAATCTCCCACAAACTTTTACCGAAAATTCCCATTAGAAAATTCATATTTAATCCTTCATTATTGTTAAACGAGCAGGCTTACCGCCCAATTCTGTCATTAGTGCTTTGAACGCAATGCCAGAGCTTTTGACACTCCATTCGCCATCAAGAAAACCAAAATCGACACCCGGTGCACCACAACCAACAAGCTGTGAAGGTTTATTTGCGATATGCCATAAACATTTATCACGGATGCTTGGGCCATTCACTGTCACACCTAAGAACTCAGATTCAAGGGCGTAGCATTCGCCATACTTCTCACTGGTATGAGGGACAAGATCATAATCACCTTCAGGGACACACGATTTAAATGGCTGATTGTTAGCCCAAACAGGTTCTACAAAACAACACACTTTGCTTCCATCTTGTCGAAACAAATAAGAATAAGTACCAAAATCAAAATAACGACGCTTTAACATGTAATACTTCATAGCAATCCTTTATCTGTAAGCTCTTGGCAATTCACGCAATATTGGCACCCTTTCACTGCTTCTTGTCGTGCTTTGGGAATAGCCTTTTCACATTCAATGCACTCTTCGGCACTCTCGATTTCCACTTTGTTTTTTTGCTTTGCCATGTGGTTGGCAAGTGCCACTTCAGTCTGTTTGGCTTCAAGCGCACTGGCTCTATCAAAATCATCCATCTACACCAATCCTCGCGTATCATTTTTACTTAGATACGGAATATCATTGATTCGAACAAAATGAGGACTGGTTACAAAGCCTTTCAACTTACGAGTGCTTTTATCAGCACTATCAGGATCTACACTGAGTAAATCGGCTAAAAGTAACTTCACACCAAAGAGTTCAATCTTGTCTTCATCATCACCGTTGTTCGCGTAAAACATCGAATCATGCGGTTTGATATCTCGGAAACTTCCAGCCTTACGTGCTGCCGCTTGTACCTTTTTGAATTCACTTAAATCAAGTTCATACTCAACATCACACGTTGCTTTGCCATCGGTATAACCATTAGTCACACCGCGAGTGGTTGCCACGGCTGATTCATCATTAATCGTTGCGGTTGCTGATTTCACATGAACCAGCTCACCCAACAAAGACACATCAAAGCTACGGCCAGTAAATAAGGACATTGCTATTCTCCTAATCGTTTATTGATCATGATGCCCATCGTAATTTTTACCGGACATTCATAAGGCGTAACCGCAAGTAATACTTTTAACTCTTCATCGTTTACCCAAGTGAGAGTGATGTCTTCACCCAATGGCGGTTTAATTTCACCGGGGAACTCAACATCTCTAATCTTGGTAACAATCGCCATTTCGCGTAAATCTTGAGTGAAATACAGTTTCGCATTTGCCATGCTGCCCGGTGTTGAATTCAGTGAACGATCACCAATACGTGCAATGGCACGAACACGAACTTTACGAGCGGCTTTCATCGCAACACGGATATGGCGAATATCTTGAAAATCCCCCCCTGGAACATCGAGTGTTCGACCTGTTGTCCAATACTGTCCCGGATAATCAGGGTAATACATAGGGACGGCGTAACGGTTTTGCTCTAAGGTTTTTAGAGTTGCCAACTCTAACGGCTTATCATCTTTATCTCGAGTGAGTTCAGTGTCACCTAAATTACTACCCGTTTTCACTCGTGCAGGTGTATCTGCAATAGATACTTCTTGGTTTGCTAATCGGCCAGCATAAATACCAATCGTAGAGTTTGCTTTATGTACTTGAGGGACAACTGTTATATATTCACTTGCTACCTCTTTTTGAATATTAACTGTTGCCGTTAACCATTCAGCCCATGCTTCGCCAGACTCTGCCGTATTATCAATTTTGGGTGTTGTACAAATCATAAAGACTTCACGACCAAGCTTGTTTTTTAACTCAGTACGCACAGCAATGGCTTCTTCTAAAAAGGCTTTATTTGTTGCAGGAATCGTTAATACGGTTGCTTCAAAACTTGATGTTTCATTGGCTTTATTAATGGCCGATTTCCAATTATCGCCCTCTTTTAAGATCATTACTCCAGCTGTCCACGCTTGCTTCCCGTTTAACTGCGCCGCTTTCATTGTGGTTTTTAATTCAGCATCAGCATCGCTTAATGCATCATCTAAATCTGTCGTTGCATCTACCATAATTAAATTACGAGTTTCACCTTCAGCAACGGCACCATAACCCACAAATAAGAAATGAAATTCAACGCCCGGAATTGCACCACGCATCATGTTCAGAATATTGATAATGACGGTAGGAAATGCCATGTCTACTTACTCCTGTTTTTGTTCATTTCGCGCTTAACAATCATCGCTACCCTTTTAGGACTGATGCCAATTAATCGCCGCTCTGGTCTATCTATGTCCCACTGTCTTGCTGGGATTTTATTTTCTAGATCACTAATTACTTTTGCTGCTTCTGCCACGGTCATATTCTGCATGATGAATTTAATCGTGGGCTTTTTACCGCGCTTTTGTCTGCCTTGCTTTGGCAAACGAAATCTTAAATCTCTAAGCTCTTTGGCCTGTTCGCGTGTTGCAGGATCTGTTTTCTTTGGCTCTTTGTTTTTCTTAGCTTGGTTAAAGCGTTGCTGTAATCCACTTTTCTCTGGCTCACCTGAATGATGCGCAAGTGCTACCGTTCCTCGGTTTGATGGCCAACCAATAAATAACGTTCTACTGTTGTCTCTTTGAAAATGTTTCAACTTTTTAGTGAAACCGCGAAGCATCTTCCGGCGACCTTTCTTTCTCGCTTTCCACTTTCGTCCTTCAGGGTCACGTTGAGCACGAATGTTCTTTCTTGTTTCTTTCGTTATGTATTTACCCAATACTTTCAATATTCGAGAGCGTGCTTTTTTATCTAACTTAATAAGCGCTAATTGCTCTTTAACTCGTAGATAACTACGCTTATCCGCTTTAATCTCAAGCACGAGTATTTACCTGAACTTTGTTCGCTACATACACATCGTATTCTTCAATCTTCCAGCGTTTACCTTTCCAGTAAATTTGCCCGTTTGGGTCTTCTGTTACTTTAATAGCTTCATCAAATTCAATACTGATTAGTACTTCAGCATTACTTTCATCTTCAATAACGACTTCAATTTCAGGTTCACCAAGCTCTCTAAACTGTTCACGCTCTTTATCGTTATCCATCAACCATGCACCAACATTGCTAAATAACACGGCAGGGCTGTATTCTTTGAATGGAAACTTATCAAATAAGAATTCAGCTACGTATCGTTGATAAAGCAAATCATAACCTTCTCCTTGGAACTTAGGATTCAACATCAATTGAACACTGCCCATTTCGCAATCCATTCGCTTTGCTATCTTGTCGCCGACGACTTGTTTTAGAAACGCTTTCAAATCACGTAATTTGTAGCCTTCTTGGTACTGGTTCATATCAGCGTTACCGTAGAACGATTCAAGCCACACATATTGCGAATAATTCGCTGACTTTCTGCCAGTAATTCATTTTTTGTTTCTTCGCTTCGTTCAGCGAGATGGTCACCTTCTTTACGTTGATGAACCGTTGCAATATCAGGTAATAAATCTGCTTTTGCTCTGGCATTAATTGCTGATTCATACTGCATAACGACTCGGTTTTTATTACCTATCTTGGGAAAGGCAATAATGTCTTCCGCTTGGTTTATACCTTCACTCATGTACTGAGTCTTCAGCATTTCCAATTGCAGATTTACCTCTGCTGTTGCATTAGCAATGGCCGTTGCAATACGCTCTGGATCTTGCGCTGCAGGTAAACCTCGACGCTTTTCAAAATCACCGGCATTCAAGTTAGGCCAAAAGCCATCATTCTCGATCACTGTGTCTTGATAGTCTGCGCCTGATGAACCACTAAACATTGCATTTCCTTAACGTTTTGAAATAGATGCACCTCTAGCCACTGAGTCGACGGAATAAACAAAGTAATGAATTACGTGTTCTTCCTCGTCAGCCGAGGCGCGGTGGCTTAGGAGCCTATAAACGACCTTCTTTAATCGCTCGAATTCGTTGTTGCACTTTATCCATTATGGTTTTCACACCAACATTGCCGTATTGCTTATCTGCTTCTTCTAAGTAATCAAAAGACTTTTGAAGCACTTGAATATCACCAACCGCAGTAGCCTTTGGTTCACCGTCTTTATCACGTAACAAATGCAACCCGGCGAACTTAAACCACTTAGCCGTTAACTTTTCATTGATACGCCATTTCTCACGGACTTTGTAAAACACATCAGAGAAATACGGTTCAACACTATGCCCCTGCGAGCCCATTCTCTCGGACCATTTAAGGACTTCATCAGCACAAAACGTTGCAAAATCACGGTTAAAACGCTCTGGTGTATCTAACTCTTGAGCAATAGCAATGTCACACCACTTAATCGCTATTTCTAAATTTGATGTATCAAATAACCAGATAATCAATTGAGCAAATACAGGGTTATCGTATTTCTCATCGGACTCTAAATATGCATCAACATACGGACGATATTTAGGAATTAACACATCACGCTTATGCTGAACTTTATCTTCAATACGATTAAAACCAGATAAGAAACGTAAATCAGCATCGAGCTCTAACAGTTGAAGATGTAAGCTTTTCGCTGTATCCAAACCAGTAGAAACAGTCGCTTGCTTTGGTGCTGACTTTGCTAATAATGCTTTACGCTGCATTGCTAATGGACTTGCCATAATTACGCTCCTGCAGTACCGTCTGAAATATTGACATCTTCAATTGCGGCGAACTTATCAAGATCACCAATCGCATAACCTTCCATACGAAGATAAGAGTTTTCAAACTGCTTACGGTCTTCTTCGTTTTTCGCTTTACGCCACTGAGTACCTTTTTGCGTTAAGATCTGCAGATTCTTTAAGCTGGTAATCCATACTTGAGTAGGCTTAAAGAATGGCGGTGTATACACCTTCATTCCGGCAACCGTTGTTGCTAGTGATTGAGCGTGTTTGTTTTCACTTGGTGTATCAGCTGCTTCTAACAATCGGTGTTGTTCTGCCGCCACCAAATCTGAACCAATCAGCACAACTAAATCAGGACTACCACGGTGAACTTCATGAATCGTCGTGTTTTTCAGATCATTTACTAAGCTATCAAGCGTTTTATATGAATCATCAGTTTTACCCGTTACATCCAGAACCGCAGTTGGTAAAACTTGAGCCGCAGCCTTTTCTTTAGCAATGGTTAACCAACCTTTGTTGACATCTTCCCCATTTGGATAAGTCGCAGGATCAGTTGTTTCTGAAATCTTGATACCGTGAAAACCAATACGCAACATATCTAAAGCATAATTTCGAGTAATCGCGGCATTCATGTATTTAATGAATTCACCTGAACTACCAGAGTTAGCCCACTGCGTTAACGTAACCCATTTGATTGCAGCACATGAATCAGTTTCCACCAATTCGTATGTGTTGCCATCCATACCAAGTTTCGAACGGAAACGGCCATCTTTAACACGACCTGTTAGCAATGCACCTGTACCTACATCGACCACTTGCCCTTTAATCTGATCAACAGACTGAACTGAAATCAAGTTTAAGAATGAGTCAGAGTGAACAATTGCTTGACGAAGCTTTGTTTCAATTACAGGTGAAATAGCAAATAGCTCTGCTGGGTTCACCCCTGCTACCACTGCAGCCTTCGCTATGGATTCACAGTATTTTTGCAAGAACGAACTTGCTTGAGCATTAAACATTAAATTGCCTCCGCAGATGAAACGCCTTCACCTTCTGGTTCTTGGTTTGGCACTTCTTTTTTCAGCGCATTGAACTGGTTTTCTAAATCACTTTGCTTTGTTAACAACGTGTCTAGTTTTCCAGATAACTGATTAAACTGTTCAGGCGTAATACCTTCTTGTTCGTCATTTTTTGTTGGTTCAGTTTCTTCTTCCGGCGACACTGAGATTTTTTGTACTTGAGCAGAAAACTCCGTTTGCTTACTTTCAAGCTCGGTTTGTTTTTCTTCAATTTTCTCTAGCTTGCCCATCATTTGGCTAAACTGCTCTGAGTTCATAGGTTCTTCATCCTCTTCTGGTTCAGAAGTTTGTTGCTTAATAGTTGGTAACTGCCCACCAGAAGAAAAGAAATTAGCTATTGTTGAAAATGCACTAGCAATCAAGCTGTGATCTACATTCAACACATCACTTAAATCTAATTCTTCTAATTGGCTGTATTCATGGCTGTTTTCTTCTCCGTTTTTTTTTGAAAACTTAAGAAGTGTTGTACCTGTTGATGCAGGGGAATCTGTTACAGCTAAACCCATCAAATAACAACGACCACTTCCGCAATAATCTGGATCCGGCTCAATAGACATAAACAACTTCTGTCCATCAGCATTAGCTGCTAATAAATACTTGTTTGGTGTAACTTTCACCAATAAACGATATTTACCAGCTCGCTTTTCTGACTTAACTTCATCAACCGTTCCCCAGTTCTTACCTTCAAATTTATCCCATCGACTACGGGAGTGTTCAGGCCAGATAAGCGCACCATATTCAGCCATTGAATATTGATCTGCCATATCTTCAATCCACTGCTTTGTAATAGTACGACCATCAATAGTGGCACCTTCTGTCGCAGCAATTTTCCAACCTGATTGTTTACTCATAATTACCTGTCAGTGATTCAAATGAATGTCGATTTGAGACAAGAATACGAGCTTGAAAGAGCTAAATCATGCACTTGTGTTCGGAGCAATTCGGATACAACCCATATCCGAATTCATCCGAACATAAGTGAGTAAATTTAAGTAGTTAGCTGCGTATTATTAGCTTTATGGCATATTCAAAAGAAATCAGAGACGCGGCGAAAAGCCTTTATATGCGTACTTGGACACCAAACGAAATCGCTGCAGAACTAAACCTTAATAGTGACCGTATCATTTACTATTGGGCTGATAAGTTTGGCTGGCGTGATTCATTACGCGAAAATTCGGTTGAAGAATCTATCACTCGTCGAGTGGAAACTCTGTTAGAACTTCCAGAGAAAACAGACCAACAATTAAAGGAATTAACCAAGCTAATTGAGCACCACGTTAAACTAAAGAAACAACGTGCAGAACTAAAGCTTAGAGCGCATAACTATCAAGAAGAAAGCACTTCTGACACGCAAACACCACGAAATAAAAAACAACGCAGTAAATCGACATCAGAGAAGAAAAGTAAATCAAAATCTGCCAAGAATGATATTTCAGGATTAACAGAAGAAAACTTTAAAGAGTGGCATAACTCGCTGTTTAAATACCAGCTAACCATGCGTGATAACTTACACCAACGTATTCGTAACATTCTTAAATCACGTCAAATTGGTGCAACCTATTACTTTGCAGGTGAAGCATTAGAAGATGCGATTTTAACAGGTGATAACCAGATATTTTTATCAGCCTCTCGCGCTCAAGCTGAAGTGTTCCGTAGCTACATCATTGCATTGGCCAAAGAGTTTTTAGACATAGAGTTAACTGGTAACCCAATCGTTCTATCTAATGGTGCGGAACTTAGATTCTTATCAACCAATAGTAAAACGGCGCAAAGTTATCATGGCCATGTTTATATTGATGAATACTTCTGGATCCCTAAGTTTGATGAACTAAACAAACTCGCTTCAGCGATGGCAACACATAAGAAATGGCGCAAAACCTATTTCTCAACACCATCAAGTAAAGTTCATGCAGCTTACCCCTTCTGGACTGGTGACTCATGGAAGAAAGGACGCAGTAGCCGTGAAAGCTTAGAATTTCCAACCTTCAAGCAAATGCAGCAAGGGATTGTCTGTCCAGACAAGCAATGGCGTTACATTGTCACGATAGAAGATGCTGCAAAAGGTGGTTGTAATTTATTTGATATTGATGAACTACGTGATGAATACAGTAAAGTTGATTTTGATAACCTCTTTATGTGTATTTTCGTTGATGATTCACATTCTGTATTCAAGTTTACCGATCTTGAAAAGTGCATGATTGATATTAGTCGCTGGCGTGATTTCAAACCTAATACCACCTCACCTTTTGGACGGCGTGAAGTGTGGCTTGGTTATGACCCATCAAGAACCAGAGACAATGCCTGTTTAGTTGTTGTTGCTCCGCCAATTGTGGCACCAGAACAATTCAGAGTACTTGAAAAACACTATTGGAAAGGTTTGAACTTCCAACATCACGTAGCAAAGATTGAAGAAGTCTATAACCGCTATAACGTGAGTTACATCGGCGTTGATACCACTGGTATTGGTGGCGGTGTTTGGGATTTGATTCACGCTAAATACCCACGTGAAGCCGTAGCGATTCATTACAGCAATGAAAACAAAAACCGCTTAGTTCTAAAAATGATTGATGTGATTGAAAGTGGCCGACTCGCTTTTGATGCAGAACATAAAGACATAGCAATGGCATTTATGGCAATTAAGCGAACCAGCACCAACAGCGGTAACATGATGACATTCAAAGCTGAACGAAGTGAAACCACAGGCCATGCCGATGCGTTTTGGGCTATTTCACACGCCATCATTAATGAACCTCTTGATCACCAACAACAACGAAAATCAACTTGGCAGACTTGCGCATGACAGACAAACAAGTAATGGAAGAAACACCAAATGAAAGCTTAATCTTTAGTTTTGGCCAGCCTGAAATTATGGATACTGGATTCAGTAACTATGAATACAGCGAGCTATATTACAATGATACCGAAGATTATTGGGAACCACCGTTAGACCGAGCTGGCTTAAACAAACTTACTCGAGCAAATGCGTATCATGGGTCTATTTTAATGGCTCGCCGTAATATGATTTCTGGTCGTTTCAAAAAAGGAGGAATGCAAAAACAGCAAGTTCACGCTGCAGTGCATGACTTCTTAGAGTTTGGTGATACAGCCATTCTCAAGATTCGTGATCACTTTGGCCGTGTTGTTCGGCTTCATCCACTTCCTACCATGCATTTACGCAAGAATAAAAAAGGTGATTACTGGTTACTAGGCCGTGATGATAAGAAGCGACTCTTTAAACAAGAAGATGTGATTTTTATTAAGCAGTACGACCCTGCGCAACAAGTTTATGGGTCACCAGATTATCTTGGTTGTGTTCAGTCTGCCCTTTTAAATAGTGATGCAACAACATTTCGCCGTCGATACTACAAGAACGGCTTACACATGGGTTTTATCTTTTATGCTACTGACCCAAGTTTAAGCAAAGAAGATGAAACCGACTTAAAAGAAAAAATGGCTTCAAGCCGTGGTGTTGGTAACTTTCGTTCTATGTTCATCAATATTCCAAACGGAAAAGAGAAAGGCATTCAGCTCATTCCTGTTGGGGACATTGCGACAAAAGATGAGTTTGAGAAGATAAAAAACGTAACCGCCCAGGAGGTATTAACTGGTCACCGCTTCCCTGTTGAGTTGGCCGCTATCATTCCAAACGGTGGGACTCGTGGCGACCCAATCAAGTTTAATCAGGTGTATACGCAAAATGAGGTTATCCCAGCTTGTGAAATGTTTATGGATGCCGTAAACAACGATAAGGAAGTACCGAAAAGCTTACAATTTGAGTTTAATTTGTTGAATACTGAAACTAAACAATAGCGTTTTGCACTACAGTTTTTTTCAGTTTTACTTTTTGAGCTAAAACCTTGCTGTATAAGGCTTTAGAGCTAATTAGGTGATCATTTAAAAATCACACAAGATCTTTTAAATCACGACATAAAACACAACAAACCACTTACTTTCAAATAGTTAGCAAAACCAAGCAGATCATCAAGAGATCTTTATTACTGAAATAACGTGAAAATAATTTCAATTTTTCAGTTTTGAAATCCCACAGAATTAAGTATTTCTTTGCCCTTCACATACGCTGAGAGCCCTATAAAAAAGGGCTCTCGTGCTAATTACCACCCTACTCACCAGCCCCAAAAATGAAGAACTTAAAACTGCAAAAAAAGTGACCAATTTTACGTCGCAGGTGGGTAGGAGGAGTGCGATTTACGTGGCTCAACACCTCGTTTATGTCAACTTAACGCTGTCTTTTACCTAAGATACTACACTTATGTTTTTTCACTATAGTCCTTAAGCTTCAATTGATTTGAACGTTCTCAGATGTACTTATATGTCCGTATATGTGCGTATTTAATGAGTTGTATTATTGACTGGAGCGTCAAAAACGGGCAGTATAACGTTAGATTAACGTTTAAAAGACGTTAATTGGTATCAATAAAACACTGTGATACCAACCTTATAGTTCTGATTGTGGTTCTAATAAGTAAACTTAACTTAGGAAAAATATGATGACAAAAATATATCGTGAAGAGGACTGGTTCTAAATACCCTCCTCTTAATTAAGTGAATTTCTAAAAAGAGCATCTTAGATATGCTCTTTTTTGATTATTAGAGGATATTCAATTGACTACAATATTTACAGATTTACTAAGTACACACCCAACTGTTTACTCCACTCTATTTGCCGCGGCTAGTGCCGGTATCTTTGCAGGCTTAGCTTTAAAGCATAATGTAAAATCAACTCGTATCAAAAACTCTTTAGATTTTGAGTCTACTTATAAACACAATGATAAAGTCGTTAGCTCAACTCTTGAGATAAAGAAACTCTTAAAAGATAGTATCAAAAATCCTGTTGCACAATGGGGCTTAGAATCTAATTCTCTAACTGATGAAGCGAACCATCTAAGTACGGTAATGAATGAGTGGGAACGCTGCGCAAATGCAATTTATCATAAGGTATACGATGATAACTTTCTGTATGGCACATATGGTAGTACTGTAATTTTCCTATTTACCCACTTACACCCCTACATCGTTACACGACAAGAACATAACCCAAGAGCGTATACAAAATTTTGCTGGCTTGCAGTTAACTGGAAAATTCGAAGAGATAACGAAAATAAAATTCAGATTGATGCTAACTTATTGGCTGCAAGACAAAAACTGAATACATACCTCGAATCCCTCAAATAGAACTGTATAAAAAAACAGCAATTTGATTTACAATTGATCTGTCAGTTAATGAATCAAATGGATGTTTTTATGCGAGTATTCTGCCCTGAATGCGGCAACAAAAGCCGCATTCAAAAGACCAATCGAATTTCAGAGAGTTATTCAGATTTATATTGCAGTTGTAGTGACCCCGAGTGTGGCTATACTTATGTGATGAATTTAAGTTTCAGCCATACTTTAAGTCCTTCAGCAAAAACGACTTCTCAAATTGCCATTGAATTGGTTAGAGGTTTAGCGCCAGAACAGCGCAAAGAACTACAGTTAGAACTTTCTATCCTATAGACAAAAAGAAGCCCTCGCACTAGAGGGCCATTTTTTGTGATTCACCTTCATCAACCATTTGGATTATCATCCGTAGAGCATCCATCTTTTCAGGCTCCAACTCTTCTTTCTGGTCAGCAACGACTAATCCTACTAGATACACAGCGATGTCACTTTTGCTTTCACCATAAGTACTGAGTGCAGTACCCTCTAAAATAAACTCCATTGCCTCTAGGTATAATTCTTTATTATTCATAGTGTTGCCACGCCCCAACCATTTGACCTGTATAAGAATACAGCATTTTACTGTATAAATAAACAGCGGTTCTTACAGTGTAATTTACAACCTAATTGTGCGTAAAGCCGCAAACATAACTGTAGCTGCATTTTTACGGTCTAATGTCGTTTCTTCATGGCTCGCTAAATTCTTCAGAAGAACAATTCTTTCATGTTCGTTTAAACCTATTTTTTCCAAGTGACCTTTCATTATGATCATTGCTTCAAATACTTTCTTTTCATTTACTGGATCAATTGCAGACATATATATTCCTTAGATTAACGGCCACTCATCATCGCCAAATTCATATTCGGGGAAAATTGAGAGGTTTGGTTGTTGGTATTCGTCAGTTTTTGACTCGTTTGGTGGCTCTGGCCAACCTTTAAAATCAAGCCATCGTAAATCTTCCGGCTCTTTTTCTATTTCCATCAGTTCTGGTGGGCGAAGATTCCCTTCTTCATCCACATAACCTGAACGTATTTTTACTTTACGACCATCTTGCAAGTTCAAAGAACTGCCTTTCATAAATGCGTTAAGTGCATATTTATCAAGATACTCAGGCTTTTTACCTAAAGGCGTTAGTATTTTAGATAGCTTATCGCTCACCTGCCCCTTTTGATCCTTTTCGGGATCGTCCGTACAGTTATTGACAGAACTCCAAGGAGCAGCTTCGCTGCTATCAAGAGCAATAGCCTCCGCTTCAAGTTCATCGAACTTCTTAACCTTATTTTGAATCGTCCACGTTCTTACGCGAGTTTTAATAAACTCACCAGCTGCAAGTATTCCTTCCACCTTACGAATGGTTTCAGAGTAACGAGAAGAAAACGGTAACTCTTCATAAGCATTACGAACAATCAAAGCAGCACGTTTAACAAATGGGCCACCCTGCCCCATGATGTAACCTTGCCAGTTACCTTCATCAGCAGATCGCATAGTTTTAATAACGCTTCCATTTGGATGGGTAACCGTTGGCTGATAAGCATCACCTAAACGTTTCATTAAGTCAGGTTTAGTAAACGCGGCATCTGGTTGTTGTGGCCCCACATGGGTAAACACCATCGAGCGATAAACAGTTAATAACTGTGAACGTTCTTGAGAGTGTAAGAAGTCCATATAAGAGGCTTTATCAAGATTGGCTAAACGGCGTAATTCACGGTAAGTAGTAACCGGTGCACCACCAATAAATTGAAATTGACGAATGTTCCAGCGGCTTTTCCAAGCACTGACATTTTTGGCCATGTCCTTAATTGGCTTATCAGTTTCATCCGAAACCGCATCATCCATTGCATAGCCATCAATATTTTTAGAAATGTATTTAGCAATATAACCAGTAGCAGAGCCCTGTTCATGGTCTATGTCTTTCACATCACAACGCGCAGAGTGATCAAACTCTCCGCTTTTCATTAATTCTTGTTTGTCTTCTTTCGTCGCGTAATCAATGAATATACGAGTAATCTCGGCTTTATCTTCAGGCTTACACCATAGAAGTAAATGCCAGTGCGGTGTTCCATCATGATGAGGTTCGGCCACTCGAATGCCAAACCAACGAAACTCTTCACGACCTAGCTTTGCTCTGATACGTGACCAAACCCCATTTAAATAGATTTGAGCATCACGTGGGCTTGCCCCACTCCAATGTGGAATAAATCCGCCACGTTGATAGCTATTGTGATACTTTCCCGGAGTTGTTAATGTTAAAAACAGACCACAAAGCCCCAATTCTTCAGCGATATCCTCACAGCCTCTAGTTCTCGTCATTAACTCATGACGACGAATAGCCGGGTTCGACACGCTTTTTAAAACCATGTCTTTTAAATCACATTCTTCTTGTGTTTCTTCGTCGATGAGGATTTTGTTTTGAATCGCATCCCAATTGCGCTTTTGCTGTTCTTGGTATTCACGAACACAATCATAAGAGCAATAAGCTGAAGCGCGTTTTGATACCTGCCCCATAGCAATAGCTAAATGCTCACGCATAATTTTATGCGCTTTAACTAAACGACCACGCCACCATTTTTCATCCTGCATTCTAAAAATGTCGCTATAGACATCTTCTGCAGTTAACTCTTTTTTCTTCTTACGTGGCGCAACAATTCCAAAACTGTTAGTAAGAGCAGCTAATCCCTTAAATACCTCAATAATACAAGCATCAATTTCTTTATCTGTTTCACCATTATGCTCAGTACTTAATTGGGTAAAACGGTCTTGCATGATTTTAGAAATCTTAAATGCCATATCTTTTAACTCGTCTTGCTCCATTTCAGCGAGTAGACGAGATTTTGTTTTTTTCGCTTTAACTTCTTCAAGGTTAAATTCAAGTTGGCCAATATTTGGAACTTCATCAAAATCACATTGATCAATGTCTTCATTCATCAATCTAATCTTGTTATATGTTGGTAGATGGCGGTATCGATAAAGCACGACACTGACTCGACGTTGTAATTCGATACCCATTTTTTCTGTTAAAAAACGAGCAGCCTTCGCTCTCCCTTCTTTATAAAAAATAGAGATATAACGATCAGCAAAATACTTTGCTAAATAATTTGGTAGTCCTGAAAAGAACTGTTTTCGCCACTCGTGATTTACTTTATCAACCAGATAAAGCTTACGCTCAGTAACAGTCATATCATCAGGTTCTTTGCTCTTAACTGATGTATCAGATAACAGCGTTAAAATTTCTTTGGGCTTTTGAGGGAATACGCACAAACCACTAAAATTTAAACAAGCTTTAGTGGCTGCACGTTGTTCTTCTATGGTAAAAGATTGTTTACTCATTCAATTGGCCATACAGGTAATAAATTAAATGGAAACAAAATTATTGAGTTTAGAAGACTCTATACCTTTCGATAATGAAATTATCGAATTTGTTGAAGAGCGTTTTTCTGATGAAAGTTTTATGGGAAACAAAGTGGCCATAATGGGTCCTTTTAATAAAATGTATCGTATTATCTGTGTCAAAAATATTGATGAGTTTTACGATTTAGATGAATTCTTACGTGATGAACTCGGTCTAGTTAATTTACTTGATGGCCGAGCTCCAGCTGGTGGTTATCATGCAATCTATGATTTATCTTCCGATAATCAAGACGACGATGATGATTGGATTTAATATCTCTAAAAAGCTCTTCAGCCTCTTTAACACAATTAGAATGTAACGCTGCGGTATAGCAACTAATATGCTTCGCTGATAACTCACCTCTATTTGGGTAGTATTTATCAAGAAGCATATTCGCCATCTCGATTACACCAACATATTTCTTACACTCTTCTTGAGCTCCAACAATAATGTCACTAATTGTTAGTATTGTTTCTTCAACTTGATTTATACTCATAATTCTGCAAACTCCTGTGTATCGCAAACCATATAACCACCAGTGTTATTACCTCTAACAATGATGCCCTTAGTAACATGTTCACACTTTAAGGTTTCACAGGCGTTATCAATGGCTAATTCTTTTGATTCAAACTCACCAAGCTCTTTCACTTGAATTTCATTCGACTCATCATCACGAACCACACCACCGCCACTATTCAACACAACAGCTAAAAAACGAAGCATGATTAGTTCCCCTTTCTTTCAAGAACAGCATATAACTCAGACCAATCATTTAACTGATTTTCTGTAGGTGCATGACCATGATTTTGCATATAAGCAATCGCCATTTTTGCTAAGAATTTATCTTTGCTCATGCTGTTACCTCTGCGTTATCTTTTACTTCAATGATAAATTCAGCCAATTGGCTTTCCAGAGAAAGAGCATCTTCAAGCACTGATGGTTTATCAAGAATCAAATGCCCTTCCAATCGCGCATCTTCGCTATCTTTATCATTTGGATTCCAAACATATATATCAAACGATTTAATTGCTGAACCTGCACAACAATGAGCAAGAAATGGTTTAGGCATATCCAACGTCATAGCAACAATTGAATTAATTACTGCTAATACATCACGTGACTGGATTTCTTTAAGATTATCTCTCGCGGCAAGCTCAACATCGTCAGAAATAGATTGTGTTCCATCAATAAAACGAGAAAATAACGCTACTGTTTTTCTTGATGTTGCATCCGTTGCTTCATGTAGCTCTTTCGCTTTATTAAGGTTTTCTAATGATGCTTGATAAAACTGCTCTGCTTTTTTTAAGTCACTCATTTCATTGCTCCTATGCAATAGGTAAAAAAAAGCCCCCTGTTACAGGGGCAAAGGTTGGCTAGGTATTAATTAAGCTTGGAAATGGCTTGGTCTTAATTTGTTTACATCGCCAACTTTGGTATCAAAGCGCTTGGTGATGCTTTTCAATTCAATCAAACCACGACGAATCTTTTGTAATTCAATATCGTTAAAATCCTCAAAACTACGATGGCAATCTGCAACAGGTAACCCTCCAGCGATGCAAATCATTCCACGACCTCGAACGGTTAATGAATTGAATGCAATTTTGATTTGGTTACGTTTATGCCCTTTAGTAAAAAGCGCCTTACAAGCGTTAATACTTTCTTGTGCAGATGGGACAGGATTTGATGCTTGTGCTAATTGAGTCATGATTAGTTCCTCACGATAAACCCGGAATTGGTGCGCCGTTTACGACAAAATCTAAACTCATAGATAAAAACGGTGATAAGCCGGATGTTTTGTTTTCAAGATCATTCATTAGCAACACCAAGTTACTAACGCTTTTGTGTGCTTTGTCTAATAGCTCATTACGCTTAGAACGCGGTAAACGAATTTCGCCGCCGTTCGCTAATGCGAGACGAGACAAATCACCGGCATGAACACTATTTTCTAAAGCTCGTTTAATTAAGGTTTCTTGATCTGCATTTAGATCGACTCTTGCGCCAACCATATTGAGACTAAGCAAAAGGCTATTAATGATGCAGTAATTACCGCTCTCTTCCGTGATCGCGATTAACTCCCCTACTGTTAACTTGTGTGGTTGTTCAGGGTTCAATTTGTTGCGCAGTATTGTTGGATTAATTCCGCAGCGCTTCGCAACTTGTTCCATGTTTTCAGAATCAGCAAACGCATAGCATGCGTTGTCAAAAGCATTTTGTTTAGGCTCACGTAAATCGCACATTGAGCTATTCCTCTATCTGTCCGATACTCAAATGACGAAGCCGAGAGAAAACAAAACCACAATTGCAACGGTAATTTCCAATGCTGTTGGTTTGTTTTCATTTGATTGATTAGTCATAGCGTTAACCCAAGTAGCTAAGAGCTTCACGAGTAGCAAGCTCTTGCATTGCAATTACGTTTACTAATGGGGTTTCTTTAGGTAAGGCTTTCTTTTTAAGGATCAATTTACCTTGTGCAGCCCAATCTTTAAGAGTGCGTTTCGGCATACCTGAATGACGAGAATATTCATCTAACGTCATAAAAGGCGCAGGAATAACTATTTGAAATGACAACATGGTGGTATCCTTTATGGTTATCGAATTGTTTAACTTTGTTTGCAACCGTACAACTCCGCCCGAGTTGATAATGCAACTTTAGATCGAGAATGCAACTTATGCAAGCTAAAATTGAAGCTCCAGACTATTTAAATGGTCGAGATGTCGTAGAAAACTTAAAAAGCGTGACGAAAAGTAGAGATTTATTGGCTCTTGCTGACGTAATAGGTGTACCAAGATCTACAATCTCGACATGGAACACGCGCAACATGACTCCTTTTGAAGTGCTAATTCGCATTCATTTAGAAACTGGTGTGTCAATGAAGTGGCTTGCATTAGGTATTGGCGAGGCTTTTCCTGAAAGTGAAGAATCCAAAGTTGCAAATGCAACATCAATTGAAAGTTTTAGATTACGTTCAGGAATCTTAGAAGAAGTAAACTCGTTTGTTTTAGATAAGAGCATCTGTGATGAATTAGAGACTGATAATATAATTTTGGTAAAAGAAGACTCTCAAAGACTGCTTATTGATAAAGAATCTACACATGCAACATCTGGAAAATATTTAATTGATATGGATGGCTCGTTCTCGATCAATGAACTACAACGTCTACCGGGTAAGAAATTAGCGATCAGTTTTAAT